CACATTTACCAGCGGCGAACTAACAACCACATTAGCGGTAACAATCACTGACGCCGCCTAGGAGGTGGTCAAATGGCTGAAACAGAAGATTTGAAGAATCTTAAAAAGCTACTGATGCTGAAGAAAGACGATGTTAGCAAGGATGAATTACTACAGTTAATCCTTGATAATACGTCGGCATCATTAAAAATTAAGCTCCATAGGAAAGCGAGTGAGGCTGTCCCCGATGAACTCAACTACATCTTGTTAGAAGTAGCTGTACGGCGCTTCAATCGCCTTAAAAATGAAGGAATGGCTAACTATTCCCAAGAAGGTGAATCAATCACATTCAACAATGATGATTTCGACGATTTCAAAGACGACATCGTCGATTGGTTAGCTGATCAAGAGGACAAGCCTACATCGTTAGGTAAGGTTAGTTTCATTTCGGGATACCAAGGGAAGTGATGGGATGCGATTCACAGACAAGGTTCAATTTTATAAATCGAACGACCATTACGACTCAAGTAATTCCAGTGGCGAGCCAGTTATGGTTGGTGAAGCAATTGCTAACGTCACACATCTAGGCGCTGACCGCTCTCAACAATTATTTGGCGACATCGACGTGGATAGGTTAGTTGTGCGTTTGGTAGAGCCGTTTAATGACAGTTGGGACGTGCTGGCTGTTAACGGCGGCGATACGTTCTACAAGCTCCAGACAGGAGTACATCCGCTTAAGATAATGGGTTATATCGTGGGGGAAACGCAAAATGAGTAACTATAACTTTTCAATTAAAGGGCAAGACCTTTTAATTAGAAAATTGAAGCAAAAAGCTCAAAAAGGCGCGGTTAAAGCTATTGTTAAATCCCATACTGCCAATATGGAAAGCAAAGCGCAAGAGTTGGCTCCCGTTGATACAGGTAATCTAAAACGCGGTATTAGTTCGCAATTACTAAAAGGCGGAATGGCAGGAGCCATTATTTCTTCTGCGGAATACTCGGGGTACCAAGAATTTGGCACTCGTTTTATGGCTGCTCAACCATACATGGGTCCAGCTTGGCGAAAGGAACGACCACTATTTTTAAGCGATTTGCATAATTTAGTAAGGTAGGTGGTTAATATCAGAAAATCACCAGCACAAGATGTCTACGACCGCTATTTCATGCTATCCCAGAAGTTGGGATACGACACATACGACTACTTACCTCCAGATAAGGTCAAGTATCCGTTCGTCGTAATGAGTAGCGTCGAAGACAACAAAAATAACACCAAAACAGAATTGACTGGATCAATCATGCTAACCATGGATTGTTGGGGCACACCGAAACAGCGTTTAACCATTACAGATATGGTTGAGCGCTTTTTTTATGCCTCCGTTGGTCACATCAACACAGAAAACTACTCGTATTACGGGCAAGCTCAACAGCAATCAACCCGCATTTTGATTGATACCAGCGTGCCTAATTCAACCCTGTTGCACGGAATTGTAACGGTTGAACTACAGATTCAATAGAAAGGAAGGAAGAATAATGCCAGAAACTAAAAACGATAGCGTGCTTAAGTTCTCCGGTGACGACGTTGTCGGCTATGTTCGTAAGCTGTCTAACGCCAAAACGGAAGCAGCACAGTTAATCCCTGGGCAAACCTCGTTTGAGATTGACTTCAAGCGAGACGCCGATACGGAAGACACAAAAGATGGAGGATTTCAAACTAGTTCATCGCTTGAAACCGATGTGGAAATCGACTTCATTAACAATACCTCAAAGATTGCTGACCAACTCATTGATTCAATTATGAATAACGAGGTTATGGAGATTTGGGGTGTTAACCGGAAACGAAAAAACAAAGATGGCAAGTACTATGCGTGGTACATGCGCGGAGTAGTTTCCGAAGACGACAACTCTAATGATGCAGGCGACAAGTCCGAACGTGACGTATCGTTTGCAATCCAAGGAGTCCCACAACGGGGCTGGTTAACATTGTCTGCTGATCAACAAGCCGAATTGGATTATATCTTCCGCGGTCTGGATCAGGTCACAGACGGCGAAGATGGCACTGAAAGCAACGGCGGAACTCCATGGGAAGATGCGGACGCCGGGACTAACGTACCAGACGCCACACCATCGTCAAAATAGAAGCCCCTGTGGGCGTGCGTGCCCTGCCTACCGAAACGGGGGCGGATGTACATGTAGATGAGGACGGTGTAGACCGCACAAAACAACATCTAGTCGTCTATCAATCGAATGTCGGAAAGTTTACAGGCGAACTCGGTAAAAGAATGGTGTCGATTGTTGGGATTGGAGCGGGCACGGTAGTTAACTCCGGAAATTATCAGATTGCTTGGAGCAATGGGCCTGACATTTCTGAAAAAGTGAACGTACCTGGTTTCACCGTAATAGTACCAGTTACGGGGATAACGTTAACTAAAAGTGAATTATCAATGAACGTTGGTGACCAAACCTATATTGGTGCAGTAGTTTCACCACCTAATGCAACTAATCGAGGAATTATCTGTCAATCTACAGATGAAGCGGTAGCAACGTTTGATTATACAGGATTAGTTGTGGCAAAAGGCGTTGGTAAGACAACGATTAAAGCTACAACCGTTGATGGTGGTTATTCCGCAGAATGCGTGGTTACAGTTACCAAAAAATAAAACTCAGTCGCCGACGAAATGAACAATACCTACGGGGGCGGCAATTAAAGGAGAAATAAAACATGGAAATTACAATTGGAAAGCAAAAACAAGAATTGAATTTTGGAGTTCGCTTTGTAAATGAACTTGATAACGTAATCGGAGTTAAACGTGACGGCATTACGTTGGGCTTCGGGCTCACTAAGAGTATCCCAGCGCTCCAAGCCTACGACACGGCAGTGCTGGCTCAAGTCCTATATTGTGCGACCTTCCCTAATTCACCACGGGCAAGCCTCGAATCAATTTATGACTATATTGATAATCCAGAGACCGATATTGAAGGACTATTCAAAGAAGTTAACAAAGAACTTAAAAAGGCTAACGCAGTTAAGTTGGCATTAAAAAACATGAAAGCCTAGATAGCAAGCGAAAGAGATCGAGCGATGAAGAATATCGCGAAATCATTCTATTTTCGTTAGCTTATCTAGGCTTTACTTCTATGCAAGAAATTGAGCGTATGACGATCAGCGAGTATTACTTGCGCTTAGAAGCTTACCAGCTTCGTAAAGTAGAAGAACGTACCAATTTAGCATTGCAAGCCTTTTTTAATCAGATGGTCCAAACACCTAAGAGTAAAAGCAATCCGCATCCGAAGTACGACCAACTCGATAAGTTATACGACGCTGAAGCTGAAATCAGTGAGATTAGACATCAATTCGAAGGATTACCTTCTAAACGAATTGAAAAGCAAGAACGTAGTCGCATGATTGCGGAGCGCTACGCCGCTTACCAGAAGATTAAGGAAAGGAGGAAGCAGAATGGCGGAAAGTTATAACGTAACAGCGATATTAAGCGCAATTGATAAAAATTTCAGTGCAACCATGGCAAAGGCCGCTGATCAGACTGCTTCCTTCTCGTCTAAGGTTGGCGCCGTTACTAGCGGGGTTGGTAAGTCAATGGCTGTTATTGGTGGGGCGACCACTGCTCTAGGTGTTAGTTCTGTTAAGTCTTTCGGTGACTTCCAAGCTTCGCTGAATAAAGCGGCTGTAACTGCTGGTGGGACGTCAAAAGACATTTCAGGACTAGCAGACGTTGCTAATAAGATGGGTGCTGACCTGCCACTATCAGCGCAAGATTCGGCAGATGCGATGATCGAAATGGCACAAGCTGGTGCGGACGTCGGACAAATTAAAGAGCAATTTCCTGCCATCGCCGAAGCGTCAACTGCGGCTGGTTCGGACTTGATTCAAACAGCTAGTGTTGTACAGAATGCTATGAATATCTGGGGTGATAGTCTTGAATCTCCAAAGCAAGCAGCGGCGGCATTAACATTAACTGCTAATGCAAGTAATGCTTCTGTTGAAGACATGCAACAAGCATTAGCTACCATTGGAGGTTCTGCCAAGGCATCTGGTATGAGCTTGCAGACCACATCAACTGCAATTGGCCTGATTACTAACCGTGGTTATAGTGCGGCGCAGGCCTCACAAGATTTGAATCATGCCATTTTGCAGATGCAAGCGCCTAGCAAGGTAGCTAAGGCTGCTATGGATAATCTAGGGATTAGCTTTACCGATGCGCAAGGCAATATGAAGCCGTTCCCGACGATACTTGAAGAAATCAGTAAATCGATGGATGGCATGACGTCTTCTGAAAAACAGAAGAACCTGAAAGCAATGTTTGGAACCGCTGGTATGCAGGCAATCAATCCTTTACTAGATTCAATTAAAGATAAATCCGGGAAAGTTAACACATCATGGGATGCGATGTTTCAAACGATTCAGAACGGATCCTATGATGCAAAAGCCGCAACAAAAACGTTGGATAACCAAGCTGCCGAAATGCAAAAAAATATTGGTTCAAAAATTGAACAAATTGGTGGTAACTGGGAAGCCTTACGAAATAAAGCAATGAACAGCAAAAATGGTATTGTTAGCTCGATGATCGATATGATTAACAACACTATTACGTGGGCCACAACTTCTAATTCATGGATTGCTAAAGTTATTCGTGGCTTCGTCGGGCTGTCTCCAGTTTTAGGGCCTGCATTAGTTATCTTTGGAGGCTTGTTAATTGCCACA